TATTATGAAATTAAATCAAAATTTATTTGAAACCTTAATTGATGTAGGCAGTGGCCTTATATTATCAACATTAATACAGCTCTGGATATTCCCTATATTTGGTATGTATCCAACAGTATGGGAAAGCTTTCATATAGCAGTTATCTTTACAATCATTAGTATATGTAGATCTTGGTTATGGAGAACCTTTTTTAGATCTAGGCCACATAAGAAACAAATAAAAAGTATGTAGCCTAGACTAACTAACAAAGAGGCAATAAATGAAAAACTTATTGCTTAATTTAGTAGTAATCATTTCATCTGTATTTGTCAAACCCAGCTCCGTGAACCTTGGTAATAATTGGTAAGAATGATTGTCTAGCGAAAATTTTTTTTTGGTAAAAGGGTGTGGGTTCTGTGACCTAGACTCTCGGACCACGGCTCTCGGCTGCCGTTTCCTAGTACACTTCCTTACAAACATTTTATTTTTTTTTTTTTAAAACAAGCCTTTTTTAGGCTAGTTCTGGGAAAATCGTTGATATATAACAATTCTAGAGCATTTTAGACCAGGAAAACACCAGGAATTTCCCAGGAAAAAACCTTCAGTTTTAGGAATAAGGCAGAAATATGAAACAGAGAGGCCATTTTGTGCTAAAAAAATTTTATTATTTTGTTTCTAAGAAAGTGTATTGGGAGAAACTTGTGGTAGTATCTGGTCAAGAAATGACCAAAAGAAAAAATACATTAAAATCTACTGCCGAACTAACACTTAAACAAAAAGCTTTTGTTGATATATATGTTAGTAATTGGGGAGAGATTACTAAGGTTGAAGCTGCTAAAAGAGCTGGATATAAATCAAATAAACCTGAAGGTCCCACAGAAATTGCAAGTAGATTAACTGATCCAAATAAAAACCCACATGTAGTGCGTTATATGGAAATGAAGTATAACCAAGAATTAAAAAAACATGAAGGGGACAAATTAAAAAAATATAAAAGATTTGAAACTTTAAGTAAAAAGGCAGAAGATAAAAAACAATTTTCTGTAGCTGTTAATGCAGAGTATAGATCTGGGCAAATGGCAGGTATGTTTGTAGATAAGAAAGAAGTAACACATGTTGGATTGGAGGGTATGAGTCGTGAACAACTTGAAAAAAGATTATCAGAGCTCGAAGGTAAAATCGGAGAAGCGAAAGATATCATTAACGTCACGCCAACAGCAATTAGTTCGGAGTAGCCATTGGATGGTAGCATTTAATGAAATTCATAATGCTCATCTTAATACTTCGATTGGTATTGTTTCAATTTTAACTGAGGATGAAAAATGAAAACTTTGAAGCTGCATGTGAAAAATATTTTCAAAACTTTGAAGTCATATGTGAGATTTTTTTAGTAGTATGAAAAAGAAAAAAAATAAAAAAATTCAAAAATCAAAAATTCTAAATTTTAATTTTAAAAATTTAGGAAATGATATAACTCAATACCCATTTGTTGAGATAAAATGGTTAGATATTGAGGGCGATAGTGGTTGGCAAGATACAAAAAGTTTAAAAAATTCTAAACTTCCAATATGCGTTTCAAAGGGTTATTTATTAAGTCAAGCCAAAGGAATAACTAGAATATTTACTGATTTTATAGAGACCAAAGATAAACCTACATTTGATAATATTGGAAATACGACAATAATTCCAACATCAGTAATTGTATCAATAAAAAAAATTAACTTGTAAAAATTTTTATTAATGTATATAGAGTTTTTATGGACAAATTTTTTGCATTTATTATAAGATTAATCGTATTTTACCCTATTCCCACACTAGCTGTATTGGTTTTATTAGCCTTTTTAGGCATTAAATAAACATTTGACAAATAGATATTTATCCTATATTCATGGGATATGAATAATAAAAAAAATAAAGGTGTTTTACTTATAACTTTAATATCTAGTGAAACTTCTATTGAACCAAATTTTTTAATGGAAGATAAGCAATTTGTTAAAAAAGTAAAATCTTTAATAAAACAAAAAATTAATTTTTTTGATATTAAAAATAAAATGGTAGAATGGTGTCAGAAAAATTTTTAAACTAATAAAGGATCAATAATGGGATACACTAACTATTGGCACAAGTATAACGATTTCACAGAAAGTGAATGGAAACAAATAAAAGAAGAATTTAACTATATCAAAGAAGTAGTTGGTCATTTAATTAAAGATGAAAGTACAAATGATATTATCAAGTTTAATGGTATTGGTGATAATGGTCATGAAGACTTTTATTTAAACAAAGAAGCAAAAACGCCATTTGATAAAACTTATGAAGGTCAAGATATTTCATTTGATTTTTGTAAAACTAATGAAAAACCTTATGACATTGCCGTTTGGCACTTACTAACGTTTATTAATAGAATTTGTCCTAACTTTGCTATAAGTAGAGACAGATAACAAAAACAAAGGAACAAAAAATGAATGCATACGAAGTAAAAAAAGAAACTGAGAATAATTATAATCTAGGGAAGATTAGACAATTAATAAAAAAAAATAAGTATCTTTTTAAAAAACAAAATAATAGATATTTTGATATAAGTAATTTTGAAAAAAACAAACTTTCTGTCTGTTCACAAGGTGGTGGCTTTGTTCAATCTGTAGATATTACTGAGCAAAAGTTTATCAACGATTTTAAGAATGAAAAAATCATTTTTAAAAATGAACTTCCATTTGTTTGGAAGAAAGTTAAATTATATCATGATCATTGGATTGCAGACAATAGAACTGACCTTGAACATTTTATTGAGGGTTATGTAACTGAACATAAATGGAATGGATGGTCAATCCCTATGGTTGAACTTGATCAGATTAAAAAGTTTAATGAAATACAAAAAAAGACTTTGGATAGCGAACCTTCATCTATTTTTAAAATTATAGATAACGACAGTATTCAAATAAAAATGTTTGATGAAGATGAATGGATCACAATTGAAAGATCAGAGTTTGTTGTTAATGGTAAAACAATTAAAGCTTTTGATGTGTCACTTGGTTGGACATGGTCAGAGGAAAATTATAATGATTAAAATACTAACAGATCAAATTGGTAAAAAAGGATTTATTGTAGATGGAATATTTATAACTAATCCGTATTATCGTGAAGATTTACAAGTTGAAGTAGACCCATTTGAGTATTATGGATTAACCCCTAGTGAATTGATACCTTTCAAAAATTGTAAGCCAGAACCCAAAGAAATTGAACCAAAGTATGAGGATTTAATAAAAAAATTAAAAGGCATGAAATTTTTTATTGTTCGTTGGTGTGGGGACGAAAGTTGTCCTTGTTCTCAAACTGTAAAAGACCCAATTAAATTTTTTAATGAATTTGTATATGATAATGATACCATTAAAGATCTTGCAGAAATGGAAGTTGGGCAACGCTATAATGTTGATGAAATGATGCAAGACATAGAAATTTTGAGGTATGAATAATGTATCCTACAATTAAAATTTATGTTGAGGGTGGTGCAGTAATGGAAGTTGATAATCTGCCAGATGGTTTTGATTATGAAGTGATTGATCGTGATGTTCTTGAAATTGAAGGGACAGAACAAGAAAAAGTTATCAAAGAAAGTCCATTAAGTGACATATGAATAAAGAATTGTGGTAAGTCGTTAGTGGTAGGCTTTTAAAATTAACCAGATTGACATTTAATGTCATTACAAGATGCCACAATAAGACCCCTAACAAAGCGAGAGTAGAGTTGGGGGTTTTTTTATGTTATTGACTTAATAAGTTAATGGCAAAATCAGAAAAAAATCTTTGGCAACGAATAAAAAAGTTAAATTTAAAAGGTCAATTATTTCGTATAGAAAGTAACACTATCAATGGAATTCCAGACGTTTATTGGTTGATAAATAACAAAAGTATTTGGATTGAACTAAAGTCAAATGATGTCAAGAATTGTGGACTTACAAAGTTTCAAATAAATTGGCACTTAACACATTATAAGAATGGTGGACAATCTTTTATCTTGCGAGAAGACCTCTCGCAGAGACCCTCTCAAAATTTACAAATTTTCGTGGTTCGTGAACCGAGACGCTTGGTTCGTGCCTACTCATCACTCAATTTAAAAGATGCAATTCAAAAAATCTTGACGCAATAACCACGCCTCTCGCATCTCTGTTTGACAAACTATGTTTGTCAAACTTTGAGATTGCATGTGGGTTTTTTTCTTTAACCATTTACCTTTATACATGCGTAAAGTTTGAGATTGCATGTGGGATTTTTTTTCTTCCTATATACCTTTACATGTGCGTAAACTTTGAGATTGTATGTGGGATTTTTTCCTAAAGGTATTTACCTTTATATATAAAAAAATTTATTTTTTTAATTGGTCCTGGATAACTGGCCTGGCCTAGAGTCTTATTGGTCCTGAGTCTATAGCAGCATAAATAAAAAGTTGACAGCTCTTAGCGTCCCATGATAATAAGATTCATTAATTAACAAAAGGAAACATATGACTAAAAAAATAGATGAAATAAAAAAAGAATTGTCCGACGTAACGGACAAAATTGAGAGTATGATTGAGAAGGGGGTTAGTGAAACAAACCCTAAACTAGATAAATTAAGCACTAAGCAGCATCAATTAGAAATTGAGCTTGATTTTGAAACAAATGTAATGGGGGTAACTAATGACTAAAAAAATAACACCGCCTAAAGGATGGCCAAAAGATAAACCATGGACCGAGAAGGATGCAGCAGAAGCAACGGCTGCCGCTGGGCTTGGCTTGAGTCGCAGCGATTTCTCAGATGATGGTGCAGACCTTCAGGATCTGAAAGAAAGCTTAGAGCTGCTTAAAACTAATGAACTAGTTGAGATAGTAATAGACCAAAGTAAACAGCTAGAAAAAAAAACGGGGGGTAACTAATGCCTTTATTAAATTATTATTCTCAAACCAAAATGGCTAAGGGGGAAAAATTCGGATATAAAACGGCTATCCTTCATTTGGCCCCTTTTACACTAAGTGGAAAAAACGTCTGTCCCAAAGCATCCCCTGAGTGTGCTGCAGCTTGTTTAAATACATCAGGCCGTGGCCAAATGGGCTCGGTTCAAAAAGCTAGACTCAATAAAACTAATTATTTTTGGACTAATAAAAATGGTTTCTTATGGGATCTGAGTCGTGAAATTGAGCAGCTCAAAAAAAGAGCTGCTAATCAGGGCTTTAAGTTTGCAGTAAGATTAAACGGGACCAGTGACCTGGCCTGGCATCGTATGAAAGTTGAAGGCGGTTCCAATTTAATGCAGCTACATCCTGATGTGCAATTTTATGACTACACAAAAGTCTTAAATTATATTGATCATGATATTAAAAATTATCATGTTACTTTTAGCGACTCAGGCAGAAACAATTCAGACATTGCTGCAGCAATTGAGAAGGGCTCAAACGTGGCTGTTGTGTTTCAAGATAAGTTACCCAAAAAATGGCTTGATAAAAAAGTCATAAATGGTGACCTTCATGATCTTAGGTTTAAAGATCCGAGAGGCGTGATTATTGGGCTCGTTGCTAAGGGTCAAGGCCGTAAAATCAATAATAAGTTTATCAAGGCGGTAGCCTGATGGATAAATTTTTAGCCTTTATAATGCGACTGGTTATATTTTTTCCAGGTACTATTGGAATTATACTCTTATTAGTACTTCTTTTTTAGAACGATTCTAAATTACAACGCCAGGCCAGGACAACCTGGCGTTGTATTAAATTTAAATAAATCTTTTTCTTGTATTATCTTTTTAAATCCCTTAATAATGGGACAGTGATAAATAAAAAACAAACTAACAAAAAGGAAGGTTAATTATGAAATCACTTAAACAAATGTTAACAATCGTTAACAATAAAAAGATTGATTATAAAGCTTTAGTTTATAGTCAATTTACCGACACAATAAAAAACTACACTAAGGTCACTAAGTTAATAAAACCTGAACTAGTTGAACATTGTGAAGCAAACGAGAACTACTTTCAATTTAAAGAGCCTAAAACTACTGGTAAAAAAGGTCTTTATATTGGATCGGTTCAATTAGTCACAAAAAATACAAGTAGGTTTGACGTGACACAATTCAAAAAAGATAACCCAGAGTTATACGCTAAGTATTTAGTTGGTGGTGTCTCTAATGAATTAAGAACTAACTACAAACTAGAGGTTAAATAATTATGAATATTGCATTACATATATTTTTAATCTTAATTAGTTTCTCAATCGCATTTTTTGGCGTGATTGTTTTATTCACTGTTGACCCTTGGGTCGGTTTAACATTGTCAGTGGGTGGGATTGTATTAGCCATTAAATCAATAGAGGTTTAATTATGGCTAAATTAAATTATAGAAATTGGTTCATTAATTGTAGACCACTTAAAGACAACGAGGGAAATTGGCAGTTAGAACTAGAGAAGGGGGAAATAGTCCACACCTTCACTATGGCTAAGTCAATGACAGTTGGGTCAATAGAAAACTTTGCATATGATCGCATTGACGAATATGTTGAAGACGAAATAAAAAGTTAATCATACGAATAAACGCCCCCTATACTTGGGGGCGTTGACACCCATAGAGGTACCAACCAAAATCCAAAAATAGAAATTTTTTTATTTCTATTTTTTTAGGATTTTTTATCTATATTTTACTAACTTTACCTTTACTTGCTATGACAGATAGAAGTACAAAGGCCTTAAATGAAAGGGGTTTCTTTTTTGGGGACCCAAGGGTATAGTAAATATATATGACTAATACAGATTTGATGACCACCGATCAGCTACGAAAGAGGCTCGAAAAAGTGTGGCTTCAACATATAAAATTATGTCAAGATAACTTCTTGTACTTTGTAAAGAATGTTTGGCCAGATTTCATTTGTAGAACTGACAGTAATCCAGATAAATGGGGACATCATCAACACATAGCACATGAGTTTACAAAAATTGCTAAACACAAAAAAGGAAGGCTTATTGTTAATATGCCTCCTAGACACACTAAATCTGAATTTGCATCTATATACTTTCCAGCATGGATGATTGGAAAGAATCCTAAAATGAAATTAATGCAAGTATCACACAACGCAGAACTTTCTGGTAGATTTGGTGCTAAGGTAAGAAACTTAATTGATAGTCCAGAGTATAAACAAATCTTTGGAGATGTTAAACTAAGAGAAGATAGTAAGGCAAAAGGACGTTGGGAGACCAATCAAGGTGGGGAATACTTTGCAGCGGGTGTTGGCGGTTCTATCACAGGACGAGGGGCGGACTTA